GGTTGCAAGACCTAGAGCAAAAGCGGGGTGCTGAACTTTTTGAGCAAGTTCCGCAAATTGTGAGCGAAAACCAAAACGTGAACGTTGACGCATCGACGACCGAACCAGACGCTTCGTTAAATGCAGCAGCTAGAGCTATGGGACGGAAGGGAGGCCGCGCAAAAACCGAAGCGAAGCGGCAAGCGTGCGCCCGCAACGCCTCTCTCGCGCGTGGGTTGGTTGCGGAGATGGCGAAACAAATTCACGGGCGAAACTTGCGAGCTAACGACCGACGAATTTCGGCGATCAAAAAACATCTCGGAAAAGTTGGCCAACGTCCTGATCACCAGAGGCCGTCATTGGAAGTCGGACTGGCTACACGAGGGCGCGCTGCACAGGACGATTCAAGGCGACGTAGTCGATTGGCTGACGAAGCGCAATGTGCCCGGCGCGAGCAATTCGGTGCAGGTGAAGGACTCGGTATCGAAGGCGTGGGACAAGTCGCTTCTGATCCTTGCCTTCTACGCTCAGGGAAAGGGGATCAAGACTATCGCGAAAAGCCTGAGTCTGAACAATCTATCCGTGATGCTGGTGTTGCAGGACAGCGGGGTAAATACATCGGCGCGTCGGAACTATCACAAGGAAACGCTTCGCACGCGAACGGGCTCCAAGGAGAGATACCAGAAGGCGATGGAAAACCCGGCGCTGAGGATCAAGAAGCGCGTGATGAATCGCATCTGGTGCGCGATGCGTCGACAGAGTGTTAATGGGATGGGATCTTTCTCTCTTGTCGGATGCTCGCCGGGCTTCCTCCGCGACCACATCGCGAAGCAATTCGCGCCCGGGATGTCGTTCGACAACTACGGCAAGTGGCACGTCGACCACATCCGGCCTTGTGCGTCATTCGATCTGAACGATCCGCAGCAGCTTGCGGACTGCTTCAACTGGCGCAACCTTCAGCCGCTCTGGGCGTCCGACAATCTCCGCAAGGCGGACTCCTATGCCTAAGCCCGAGCCTCACCTGCACGCGTTGGCCGAGGCGCTGAAGATCGACATCCGCACGCTGCGGAATTGGCGCAAGCGGGAGGACTTTCCGGCGGACGCCTCGGCCGATGAGGTCCGCGCGTGGGCCGAGGGCCAAGGGCTGCACCGGATAGCGGACGGAAACCTTGGCCGTCTGAAGGCCGAGCTAATGCGCCGCGACATTGAGTTGCGCGACCTGAAGCTGGGGCGCGAACGCGGCAACGTGGTCGAGCGCGAAGTCGTGCAGGATATGCTCCAGCTCCTCAGCCAGAAGCTCGACTTACTCCTGCGGCTCAAGCTCGAGGTCGAGCTCGGCCCGCGCGTCGCCGGCAAGTCAGCGGCGGAGGCGAACGTCGAAGGCGCGCTCATTCTCGACGAGATCCGCGAGGTGGTGAACGCGAACCTTGCTCGGTTTGAGGCGGACGCGATCAAGGCGACGGTGGCCGCGGAGTAGGCGTGGAAAGCGGGCTGGGCTTTTCCACAAAATAGTTCTCGCTATCCCGACCCGGTTGGGTTTTGGTCTGTCTCGTAATAACAATAACCTAAATTAAATCACGATGACCTCCACCATCCTCACCGCCGACCGCTACATCGCCATTCGCTTCAACGACGGCTCCCTTTCGCTCAAGGGTATCGTCCGCATCCTGACCAAGGACGGCCTGATCCACCCGGCCCGCTGGAACGCCGCCAACAGCCGCCTTGAGTCCTGCTCGATCAACTTGGCGCCGGTCGCGCTGCCGATGTACAGCAAGAGCGGTAAGATCGAGGCGAAGCTCGCCGCCGCCGGAATCAACTTCGCGTGGCTCACGCTCGACGAGGCCAAGGAGCTCGCGAGCTAAGGGTCGAGGTCTCATCGAGCCCCCTGCGGGGGGCTCCATTGAGCCCTTATCTGATGACCGCACCAACCCCAGACCAAATTCTCGCCGTGCTGCGCCACCTCGGCCAGCGCGGCGGGCGCGCGCGTACCGCGGCGAAAGCGGAGGCGGCGCGGCTGAACGGCCGCAAGGGTGGCAGGCCGAAGAAGGCGAAACCGGATGCCTGACGCCGCCGACCTTCTCGCGGATCTGCGCCTGCCTCGGCCGGACCGCGCGCCGATCTACGACTGGGCGCGGCGGCACGTGCAGCTGCCGGAGAGCTACGCGACGCCGGGGCCGTTCAACGTGCGCTTGTCGCCGTGGCTGGTCCCGATCTTCGACGCCTTGCAAAACCCGCTCGTGCGGCGCGTGCACTTCCGCAAAGCCGTGCAGGTCGGCGGCACGCTCGTCGCGGATGTGTGGTTGCCGTGGATCATCGCGAACGATCCCGGCCCGATCAGCTGGACGATGCAGACCGACGAGATGGTCGAGAAGCACGCGAAGACGCGCTTGTGGCCGCTGCTCGAGCGGTGCCGCCCGGTGGCCGCGATGCTGCCCAAGCCGGGGCCGCATCGGACGACGACCGAGGCTTACTTCGGCGGATTCTTTCTGACGCTCAACGCCGCGAACCTTTCGACGCAGCAGTCGCAATCGATCCGCTACAAGATCAACGACGAGCTCTGGCTCCCGCGCTGGCAGGAGATCTACGGTCACGCGGTCGCGCGCGTGTCCAAGTTCGAGGAGGTCGGGCGCTCGAAGATTTACAACTCGTCGCAGGCTCCGGTGATGGACGCCGAGACGGGCAACGTCGAGGACACCAGCTTCCGCGGCGGCGATCAGTCCGAGTGGCTGGCGGAGTGCCCGGCCTGCAAGAAGCTGCACCCGATCACCTTTAGCCAAGTCAACGACGCGAAGGAACGCGGAGGCGTCGTCTGGGCGCGGGACGCGAAGCGCGACGACGACACGTGGGACATTGCGCGCGTCGTCGAGACCGTGCGCTTTCGCTGCATCTCCTGTGGCCACGAGTCGCCGGACAACGACGCGACCCGCGCGAACTGGGCGAAGTCGGGGCGTTACGTCGCCGAGAACCCGAAGGCGCCGCGCGAGTTTCGGTCGTTTCGCATCGAGGCGCTCGTGACGCGGCCGATGCGCTTGCTCGTCGAGGAGTGGGCGCAGGCGGAGAACACGTGGGTTCGCACGGGCGACGAGCAGTCGAAGATTGAGTTTAGGACGAAGCGCGAGGCGCGACCGTGGATCGTCGAGCGGAAGTCGGTCAACCTGCTGATCAAGGATAGCGGCTACAAGCTTGCCGACCACGCCGACGGCCAGCCGATCCCCGACGAGGCGATTCGCTTCCTCGCCATCGACCGGCAGCAGGATCACTTCTGGGCCGAGGTCGGCGCGTTCTCGACGGCGCAAGGTCCGCGATACCGGCAACTTTGGTTTGGCCGCATCGACACGCGGGACCAGCTGCGGCAACTCCAGCAGCGGCACAAGGTGGCGGACGCCTGCACGGCGCAGGACCGCGGCTACCGCCCGGCGGATGTTGACCGCGACTGCGCCGAGTTTGGCTGGCGCTCGATGCGCGGCTACGGTCGGCGCACGTGGACGATGCGGGACGAGGGCACGGGCCAGATGATCAACTTCCCATTCTCGGACCCGCAAGTGTCCGACTACCGCGGCGGCGACGTTTACTTTTACAACTGGTCCGGCGACTACTTCAAAGACCTTTTGGCCGCGGCGCTCGAGGGCAAAGGCGATCTAAAGTGGGAGATGCCGTCTGACGTTAACCCGCTTTACCTCGAGCATCTCAAAGGCGAGCACAAGGTTGAGGTCCGCACCGGCGTCTGGGAGTGGCGCGAGGTTCGCAGCAACGCGCCGAATCACGGCCTCGATACGTCGGCGATGCTCCTTTGTATGGCGACGATTGCGGGCGTGATCAGGTACGCGCCGTCAAAGCCGTAGCAGGGCGGGCCGTCAAAACGCATTTGACGGGGGCCGCTCTTTTATGGCGGCGGACAATCCTTTCCTCGACGTTGACGCGGCGACCCTTGGCGTGCTGAAGACCAAGGTGCTGGACGCGATCCAAGCGTGCCTGCTTAACACGAGTTACAGCCTCAACGGCAAGAGCGTCACGCGCGCCGACTTGAACACGCTCAACCGGATGCTCGGCGACATCGTGGACGCGATCGAGTACCAGCAGGGCAACACGACCGACACGACCTTTGTGAGCTTCACCGGCAACTGATAATGCACACCTTCGACCCGGCAAAAGTCATCTCGCAGCGTCCGTGGTTCGAGCGCGCGCTCGAGGTCGTCGCGCCGGGCACCGCGCTCCGGCGGATGCAGGCTCGGGTCGAGGCCGCGCTGTTCAGCTACAACGCGGCGCAGACCAATCGCCTTTACGCGCCGCAGCAGTACGGCCAGCCGAGCGAGTCGTCGATGACGGTCCGCGAGCGCGTCGTGATGATGTGGGAGGCACGCAACCTAGTCGAAAACTCGCCGGAGGTTAAGGAGGTCTCGCGCAAGTTCGGCAACTATCTTACGCCGACCGAGTACTCCCCGAGCACGGGCGACCGCGATTACAACCGCGTCGTGAGCGAGTACTTCCACGACTGGTGCAAGGGCGCAGACGCGACCGGCCGCAACTCGTTCCGCAAGATGGTGCAGGTCGCCGCGGAGAACCGGCCCGTTGATGGCGACTGCGGCTTCGTGATTCGCCGCGTGGGCGAGGGGCTCAAGGTGCAGCTGATCCCGGCGACCCGCATCGGCAATCCGAACGACCAAGGCGGCAACTCCGAGAACTACTTCGAGGGCGTGATCGTCGATGACTTCGGCGTGCCTGTCGCTTACCGGATCTTCCGCGTGACGCGCGAAGGCGTTTACTTCGGCGCCGAGGATGTACCCGCTGCGAACTTCGCGCACTACTACGACCCGTTCCGAGTCGATCAGTACCGCGGCGTCACCGACTTCCACGCGGCGATTCAGACGGCGCGGATGCTGCACGAGATCCTGCAAGCGGAGAAGGCGGGCGTCCGCTTCGCCTCGCAGCAGGCGGCGCTTGTATTCACGGACCGCGGCACGGCCAACTCCCGCAACCTCTTCACGCCTTCGCCGGCAAACACGCTGCCAAACGGGCAGGTGCAGAAGAACGAACTAAGCGAGGTCGGGATGATCAAGTACCTCGGCCAAGCGGATCGCGTGGAGACGATGCCCGCGCGGCCTTCGACGGCCTTTACTGGCTTTGTCGAGCATCTGATGCACGAGCTCGCGATTGCCGTCGGCATCCCGCAGGGCGTGCTTTTCGGAACGCAGAACTACAAGGGGCCAAGCGTGCGCGCTGAGTTTGCGGCGGCGGATCGCGTCTTCGCCCGGCATCAGGGCGTGCTGACTGACAAGGTTCTCGACCCGATCAAGAACGCGGTCATCCTCGACGGCATCGCTCGCGGCGAGATCCCGGCGCCTGCGACGCAGGACGGCGAAACGCCCGTGCAGGCGCTCAAGCGCGCGACCCGAGGCGAGTGGCGCTTCCCGCCTAAGCTCTCCATCGATGTTGGCCGGGACTCCGCGGCGAATCTGAACGAGAACCGGCAGGGCGCGAAGTCGCTGCAAGAGATCGCCGCCGAGCAGGGCACCGACGCCTTCACGCGCTTGGATCAGATCGCGGCTGAGGCGGCGTATGTGGGCGAGCTCGCGGAGAAGTACGGCATCCCCGAGACGAGCATACGCCTAGTCACCAACTCGCTGCCTTCGACGCCTGCCGCTGCTGCCGCCGCTGGTGAATCGGTCGCGGAGGATGCCGCCGAGGCGCAGGCCGCTTCGAGCGGAACTCCCGAGGACTCGGAACCCGATCAGCCTCCGACTCCTTCTGAGCTCGCGCGGTTCGCCGCTATCGATCTGACGCCCACCGACGCGATGGCCGAGGAAGCGCGGCGCGGGCTTGAGTGGCGCGAGAAGCACAACCGCGGCGGCACGGCCGTCGGCGTCGCTCGCGCGCGCGACATCTCAAACAAGAAGTCGCTTTCTCCCGACACGGTGCGCCGGATGGTCTCTTACTTCGCGCGGCACGAGGTGGACAAGCAGGGGACTGGGTTTGCTCCCGGCGAAGACGGATACCCGTCCGCTGGCCGGATCGCGTGGGCGCTCTGGGGCGGCGACGCCGGGCAAAGCTGGGCGCGAGCCAAGGCCGCGCAGATGCAGCGCGAGGAGATGAGCCGTCCCGCGACCGTGCGCGAGGCAATCGACGCCGGACGCAATCGCGCCAAGAAGCCGCTGGAAAAGCTGGCCGAAAAGGCGACCAAGCTTTCCGCGGTGCGCGAGAAGCTCGGCCAGAACGCGAGATCCGAGGCGCAGATTGAGCAGGCGCTAAAGCGCATCGGGTTCGAGCCGAAGCCCGTTCCGGCTCCGCTGCCGCAAGTCACGCTGTCCGACGCCCGCCGGATGCTCTCGGAGAAGACCGATGCCGAAAACAAATTAACTGCCTTGCTTGCAAACGTGACCGAGCGACGCGCCAAGCTTAACGCCTCCCGCACCTCTTGACTATGCAAAGCGTGTTGCACGCACTTATCTCTAACAACGAGCAACTCGGGCAACGCGCGGAGCATTTCGCGCAGCTCCTCGTCGAGCACGACAAGACGCTTGATGCGTTGTTTGATCAGCTCGGCAAGACGGTGCCGGAGATCCGCAAGGAAATCGACGCTCGGCTGGTCAATGCCGTTCCCGGGCTTGTAAGCGAAGCTTACTCGAAGTACAACGAGGAGCTCGATGCGCGCTGCCGCGCTGCGGTCAGCGAATCGCAAGGCAAGTTGGAGTCGGTGCGCGCCGAGATCGTGGCGATGGCGGCGGCGCAATTCACCGAGGCTGAAAAACAGATCGGCCTCACGGCCGAGCAGATCGAGGCGCGCATTCTGGGCGCGTTGACCGGCGCGGCCACCGAGCGCATCGAGAAACTAGAGCGCGGACTCGTGATCGAGATTCAGCACGCGATCAACGCGGCGCTGCCGAAGAAGGATTTCGCCGCGGCGCAGGGGCTCATCGACAGTTACCGCGGGCAATGGCGCGAAGGAATGGTCGCCCAGCGCGGCGATCTGTTCTCGTGGTACGGCTCGACCTACCTAGCGCTCGAGGACACGAACGACACGCCGGGCCGCAAGAACATCGGACGCGACGGCGCGAAGTGGGCGGTGATCGCGGCGCGTGGCGCAGGCGGCGGCGGTGGAGGAGGCGGCGACTCGCTGCCTTCGCAGACTGGAAACGCAGGCAAGTTCCTAAAGACGGACGGCAATTCGACGCTCTGGGAAACGATCCCCGGCGGCGGAGATATGCTGGGCGCGAACAATCTCACCGACGTTGCATCGGTCACGGCAGCGTTCGCCAACATCAAGCAGGCCGCGACGACGACGGCCTCGGGCGTGGTGACGTTCGCGACCTCCGGCGAAAGCGCCGCGCTTAAGGCCGTGCAGGCCAACGACGCGCGCCTGTCCGACTCGCGCACGCCGACCACGCACGCATCGACGCATCAGACCGGAGGCAGCGATCCCATCGACTTCCCTGTCGACTCGGTCTTCGGAGCCACGAACACGATCACGCAAGTTGATTACCTCGCGCTGAACGTCTCGAGCACGGTCGCGGTCACGACGGCGAAGATCGTCTGGAACGCCACCGAGTCCACCGGAGAACTGGGCTTCAACGCCTCGGTCAATACGCTCCTCGGGATGGACGTTCACGCGCAGGTCTACAACCAGAGCGGCTCGCCTTTCACTAAGGGCCAAGTCGTCCGCGTTGACGGCTCGAGCGGGACGCGGCTCAAGGCGTCGCTCGCGCTCGCGACCAACGACGCCAACTCGTCGCAGACGTTCGGCCTCGTCGCGCAGACCATCGGCAACAATGCGAGCGGAGTCATCATCACGCAGGGCTTGCTGCGCGCCATCGACACGAACGCTTACAACACGGGCGACACGCTCTGGCTTTCAGCCACGACGCCCGGCGCTATGGTCAACGTGCGGCCGGTCGCGCCTTATCACGGCGTCCGCGTGGGCTACGTGGTCAAGAAGGCGGGCTCCGCGGATGGCATCATCTTTGTCGATGTGCAGAACGGGCTCGAGCTCGAGGAGCTCCACGACGTCGCGATCACGGCGGTCGCGAATAATGATATCATTGCTTACAACGCCTCGACTACGGTCTGGCGCAATCGGCAGCTGTTCGACTCGACATCGCCTGCGGCGCTTGCCGTCTCGGCCACGGCTGGCGTTTCGGTCACCGCGGCGCGCGTCGATCACGTGCACGCTCGGCCGACGTTCGACGAGCTTACGATCAGCGGCGAGGCGCAGGGCGACATCCTGTACAGGTCCGCGACCTCGTGGGCTCGCCTGCCTGCGGCGACCGCGGGTTACATCCTCCAGACTAACGGAGCCGCCGCAAACCCGAGTTGGGCGCAGAACACGGGCGGCAGCGGCGCGCCGACCGATGCCGAGTACATCGTCGCATCGGCCAACGGCTCGCTGTCAGCGGAGCGCGTGCTCGGCAACTCGACCTCGATCACTGCGAACTTCGCGACCGGCGGGCAGGTCACGCTCGAGCGCGCCGCTCTGACTGGCGACGTCACGGCCTCGCAGAATAGCAATGCGACGACCATCGCGAACGGCGTTGTGTCGACGGCGAAGATGGGCGGCGACGTCACGACTGCGGGCAAGGCGCTCCTTGATGATGCAGACGCCGCGGCGCAGCGGACCACGCTCGGGCTCGGGACGCTTGCGACCCAGTCCGGCACTTTCAGCGGGACGAGCAGCGGGACCAATACCGGCGACCAGACCATCAGCTTGACCGGCGACGTCGTCGGCTCTGGCACGGGCTCGTTTACCGCGACGATTACCGTCGGCGCCGTCAATACATCCAAGCTCGGCGGCGACATTACCACGGCAGGCAAGGCTCTGCTTGACGATGCGGATGCTGCGGCGCAACGAACGACGCTCGGCCTTGGCAGCTTGGCTACGCAGAGCGGGACTTTCTCCGGCACGTCCTCGGGCACTAACACCGGCGACCAAACGATTACGCTGACGGGCGACGTGACCGGCTCGGGAACTGGTAGCTTTGCCGCGACCATCGCCAACGATGCCGTCAGCAACGCCAAGCTGGCGAACGTCGCGACCTCGACGATCAAGGGTCGCGTGACCGCGGGCACGGGAGACCCCGAGGATCTAACGAGCACGCAAGCGACGACGCTCATCAATGAGTTTACGTCATCGCTGAAAGGTCTCGCTCCCGCGAGCGGCGGCGGGACGACCAACTACCTCCGCGCGGACGGAACGTGGGCGCAGCCTCCCGGCACCGGAGGGGGCGGCGCTCCGACCGATGCGGACTATCTCGTAAAGACTGCCAACGGCTCGCTGTCCGCGGAGCGCGTCGTGACCGACTCGACCTCGATCACGGTCAACTGGGCGACGGCCGGGCAAGTCAGCTGGGAACGCGCAGCGCTCACGGGCGACGTGACCGCGTCCCAGAACTCGAACTCGACCACGATCGCGAACGACGCCGTTACCAACGCGAAACTCGCGAATATGACCGCGAGCACGATCAAGGCGCGCGTCACGGCCTCGACGGGCGATCCCGAGGACGCGAGCCTTACGCAAGTACTCGATCTCGTCGGCTCGGTCACGTACGGCGACATTCTGTACCGCGACTCGACTTCGTGGGCGCGGTTGCCTGCGGGCACCTCGGGCAACTTCCTCAAGACGCAGGGCGCGGGAGCGGCTCCGACGTGGGCCGCGGCAAGCGGAGGTGGCGGCGGATCGACAAACCTCTGGATCGCTGCGTCACAATGGATTCCGCGCACGACCACGGGCGTCGGCGTAAACTCGACCGAAACGACGACCAACCGGCAGAACTTCGACGAGCTGCTGTTCGACGCGGGCACGGACGAGTTCGCGCAGGCGCTGGTCGTGATGCCCAGCAACTACAACGCGGGCACGGTCACCGGCCGGTTCTACTGGACGGCATCCAGCGGCAGCGGTGCGGTGGTCTGGGGATTGCAGGGGCTCGCCTACTCGGACGATGACGCGCTCGATACCGCGACCGGAACGGCGCAGACCGTGACGGATACGCTGCTGGCCGCGAATGATATGATGATCTCTGGCGCAACCTCCTCGGTCACAATCGGCGGCACGCCCGGCGCGAACAAGGCCGTGCAGTTCCAGATCTACCGCGACGCGGACGCAGGCGGCGACACCCTCGCCGTGGACGCCCGCCTCCTTGGCGTCGAAATCTCCTACACGTCGAGCTAATGAGGGCGCGGCATAGACATTTCAAGCCAACTTCAGTTGGTGCATTTATTGCTGTTGATAGTCGTTACATCAACCAAAGCGACAACACGGCGATAAGCACTTGGTCCGACCGAAGCGGGAGTGCTA